TTGGCTTCTGATTCAGTAGACCATATCGATTTCTTATTCGACGGTAAGGTTCAGCAGATTCGGGAGGGGCGGGCATGAGCAAATCATTAAACGCACGTTGTATTCGTCGCTGGAAATTTCAGATGCGCGATGTATGCGATTCGAAAGTAAACCCGTGGTGGCGTAAGCGTGACCTGCGCGGCTATATCCGGGAATGCGGATTAATCACCGCGTATTGCATGGTTGAACGAATGGCAGAAGACAACGCCAAAGTTGACTATCAGGGTGACACATTCGGATGGTCGCCGGAGTTTTCAGCCTGGTATGACGAACGCCGCGATCACTACCTGCAAGAAGCTCGCGATTACCTGAACGAAGACGTTACTACTGAAGAAATCGACGAAGAAATTCAGAACGAGCTGGAGGCCTGGAATGACTGAACACACCATCCTCGACATGTGTTGCGGTTCACGCATGTTCTGGCTCGACAAAACCGACCCGCGTGCTGTCTTCTGCGATATACGCGCTGAAGAGCACGTATTGTGCGATGAACGCCGCCTGGTTATTAGCCCCGATGTTATCGCTGATTTCCGCGCGCTGCCGTTCGCCAACGCTACGTTTCCGGTGGTGGTATTCGATCCGCCTCATCTTGAACGTGCTGGCCCGAACGGCTGGCAGGGCAAAAAGTACGGGAAGCTTAACCGTGATACCTGGCGCGAGGATTTGCGCGCCGGTTTCAGGGAGGCTTTCCGCGTTCTGAAGCCCAACGGGGTGTTGATTTTCAAATGGAACGAGACGCAAATCCCGTTGAGCCAGGTCGTGGCCCTCACTGACGAGAAACCCGCTGTCTGGCAGAAGACCGGAAAAAACGACAAAACGCACTGGCTAATTTTCGTTAAGAGCGGTGCTGATGCCATAAGCGGCGAGCCAGACCACTTAATGCAGTACGCCACAAAACGCATCGTAGAGCTGGAAAGCCTGCTGCTGGTGGATGTGCCGGAAACAGTCTGGCCTGCAGAAGTAGGAATGGTCTATTCACAGACATAAAGCGCGGGATATCTCCCGGCGCACCACCGGCGAAGCAAGTCAGATTCGAGCGCACATAGATGGTGTAGTTGTTGGCACAACTACAGGAAAACAGAAGCCTGCATCTGCAGGCTTCAAATTAAGAGGGTCGAGATTAGTTTACTTAATAACAAAATTTGTCTGAACTTGGTTAAATTGCTGCCCAATCACGGGCTGGGTAGCAACAGGTGTTGGTGTTGGGCGATTAAAGTTGATAATCGGGTTTGAAGTCGCAATCCCTTGATTATAAGCCAAATATTTTCCAGTAGACATGCTGTTATTGGTCATATCTATTCCAACCTTCTGATAAAATTATGTTGTTTACGAACACTTGTTGCATACCATTTGCATCGGTAGAGACATGACGATTGATCTGCAAACCTGTTCGAAACTGGTAAGAGTAAGTATCAGAGGCTTCTAATAAGCATCTGACAGCGGTATGTTGCGCAACATTTGCAGCGCCTAAAATTGCATTTGCATCAAACGGTTGACCTAAAAGCATCTCCTGTTTGATATCGTCATAAATTGTCTTAATCAATCTATAGAGATCTTCATCAGGTTTTTCAATATGTAAACCTAATTCAGATGCTTCTACTCTGTTTATAGTGTAATCGTGACTTCCAGACTCACTACAAAGGAAGCTCACAACACCATCAACTTCTTTGTCACCAGCTATTTGATTTACAAGCAACTTTTTAGCGAGCATTTGAATCTGCGCTTTGGTTCTATAGACTTTACCCAATACTAACGGATGTATCTTTTCACTCAAAGAATGAAGGATGCTGGCTAATCCTGCATCATCCTTTATTCCGAATTCTTCTTTAGCTACTGCGATGTAACCTTTAATTTCTTCTACGCTTACAGCCCACGGTTGAAGCTGTCCATTGATTGGAACTTGTGGGTTCAATGGCGTGTTAACGCTAGGGTCAATCGGTCCAAGCATTGCTTGCTTTGTCATAACGATATTGTTTGCACCAAGAGACATAAGCGTACCGGCACTTAAACATTTAGCGGGAATTATGACTTCAAGCTCTTTACAGAACTGCCTTAAAAGGTTGACGATACTCCATGCTGCAAGGATGTCACCTCCATTTGTGTAAATGAAAAGGCTGATTTTTTGAGTGTCACCAATCTCGTCTAGGTGATTAGCAAAAAAATCAAATACATCAGATGAGATTTGTGTGCCCAACATTCCCCGATCACCTGTAACATATGTGATCACTTTTGAGCCTCGAACCTTTTCCAGTTCTCTATAGAATTCTTTTCGTTGTGCAAACATAATGTTCCCAACTTATTCAGCAACGTTGCCGATTAACAGCTTTCCCTGAACTTCATGTTCGATGCCTCGCTCTTTGGCAGGGTCATCATTAATGTATAGTAATTTTTATTCTTTAATCGGAAAAAAAGCCATTAACTTTAAGTGTATTTTTATGCATTAATCACATTTTGCAATCTTCTTAACACTAGCTTAGGCGCGCGAATCTTAGATCAGATAACTAATGCTTAAAAGTGGTTTTTTATCCAGTTTGATGTCTCCTCTAAGTCTGTTTTCATTATTAACCTTAGTTTGCAATGAGATGAGAGCCCGGAGGTAAGTTATAATCCCATTCTTGCATTTTTTTCGTAATGCACCTGCTGCAACTCCTCGAACATTTTCGAGCTGAAGGCTTTCCGGGCTGGTACATCATTGACCGAGACTATCGCGGGGAGAAGTATGCAAAGGATAAGCAGTTGGCGCGCTGCGGCAACGCGGTACCGCCGCCGTTCACCGAGGTGCTGGTAAGGGGGAATATGCCGGAGATGTGCTCAGTGAAAGAGCAGGCAGCATAATCCCATTTTAAGCTGCCCGGATACACAAGTTTGGGTAGCTTAGAGCGAGGAGCGGACATCCAAACCACTAACGTAAAGTTGAGGAGCGCGCTGCTTTTGACTCGCCCCTCTCGCATACCATGCTAGGCCTTGTGTGTGACCAAAAAACTTTCAGCCGAAAGCTTGTTCTCTTCATTAACAAGCTCGGTTACAAGGAAATTAATGTTTTCCCATCTCATACCGGGAGTAAAATTACGAACTGCTTTAGTAAACATGCAATTCATGGTGCGATCGAAGAGTTCTACAGTCGTTCGACGCGGATGCTGTGCCAAACTCGACGAGAAGAAATTTTTATGTACTTGGTAATGGTGCGAATGAATAAATTCTTGCCAACTTGAAATAAGGGTGTCTTCGTCGCAGATGTCAATGAACTCAAAATCCTCAAGATTGCGCTCGTTAACTGTCCCCCAAGCCTCCTTCATCAGAGCAATAGCCTCAACATCAGTCTTTGGAGCGCTATAGCCGAAGACAGTTACTAAATATGCTCGTTTCAGCTTGTTTTGAACAGCCTTCCAGTTGTCCTGAATGTAAGGATCTGCAGCGTAATTCTTATGTGTAACAGGATAGAGCAGGGGAGCTGGATCAAAAGGTTCACCGCATTCCCGGCAGCATGCCGTGAGAATTCCACCGCACTTGTGCTTGCGGCAATAGCCTACAAGTACGTTTCCATGCAGGAATGCAAGATCGGGTAAATCCTTAGTGATCTGGGAAGCGCGTTGATACGCCTGTAACAACAGCGGATCCCAATTGAAAGTTGCGACAAGATCCTTCTTTCTCAGAGCCAAGAGCAGCAAGTCATAAATATTCGGTTCATCTGGGATCTCCAGTTCTGAAAAATACTCGCGTATTCGTCTGTCTAGGTCTTGCCTTATGGCATCACATTCAGGGCGATGGTGAAGTTCGGAGTAAATGTCTTCTAGGTTGTTGCTGCTAGTTTGAAGACTGACTTCCTTGAGGATTTCAGTCATTCCTAGCGATTTTATGAATCCGTTCATGGCAGATGATTTCCTGCCGTTTTTGTCTCCGTTAGGAATCGCCGCCATTGTCGCACCAGCACCCAGGATAACGACATGTGGCCTATTCTTCATAAGATGTTCGAATTGATTTGCTTTTTCAGAACTCATATCCATTCCTAATGGCCTAACTATATTTAAACAGCAGGCAAAAATGCTCCCATTCTTATAAAGAAGAATCAATCCGCATTTATTATGCGTGAGCAATCAAACATTTTAGGTAAACCTATAAATTTCGTGATTAGAGTCAAATAATAATGATGGAATGACTGCTTTTGGCACAAAGCGGACGTCATACCAAACTGTAAGTCCTCAGCATATCCTTACACCTGAAGCAAAACCATAAGCCACTCTCAGTTGGCTTTTTTCTTTTTTAACAGCTTTGAAATTACCAAAACCCTGTGCATAATGACAGTGTCAGCCTGAACAACTGACGCTGGTTATCGGCGCTATGGAGAACACCATGGCGCAGCTACAACTCATCAAGAAATCCTCTGGAGTCCTGATCCCGGCAACGCCCGAGACCAGTGTTTTTTTGCATTCAAAATGCAAGCTCGGTGCGGTACTCGAAGCCGAGTTTCGCCAGCTACGCAATCCGGCATTTCATCGTAAATTCTTTGCACTGCTTAATCTTGGTTTTGAGTACTGGGAGCCAGCTGGCGGCGCGATCTCATCAAACGAGCGCAAGCTGATAACTGGTTATGCCCGTTATCTTGCATCATTTGGCGGTAGCGAAGCTGTGTTAATGGATGCGGCTGAACAATATCTTGATCGCATCGCCGATAAACGATCTGGCAGCATCAGCATCTGTAAAACATTCGATGCTTATCGTTCCTGGGTGATTGTCGAGGCTGGTCACTACGACGCTATCCAGTTGCCAGATGGCACCCTTCGAAAGCATCCGCGTAGTATCTCTTTCGCCAGTATGGACGAAACCGAGTTCCAGCAACTCTACCGTGCCGCGCTGGATGTGCTCTGGCGCTGGATATTATCCCGCGTGTTTCGCGATCAGCGTGAGGCCGAGAACGCCGCCGCGCAGCTGATGAATTTTGCGGGGTGAATATGGCTAAAAAACCTCGTCGAAAATGCATCCACTGCAGGGAGTGGTTTCACCCGGTACGTGATGGGCAGGTTGTTTGCTGCTACGAATGCGCAAGCGCTGTAGGCAAAGAGCAGACCGCAAAGAACCAGGCCGACGCTATGCGTGCTGAGAAGAAGCGCCAGCGCGAAGAGGAGAAAGAGCAGCGGGCACGCCAGGCGGAACGGCGACAGGCAGTTAAGCCGCTCAGCTATTTCATTAAACAGGCCCAGCAGGCTTTTAACGATTTCATCCGGTACCGCGATCGACATCTCCCGTGCATCAGCTGCGGGCGGCATCACGACGGTCAGTATCATGCCGGGCACTTCCGCACGACCGGGGCGAATCCGGAATTACGCTTCAACGAAGACAACTGCCATCGCCAGTGTGCCCCCTGTAATAACCACCTTTCAGGAAATCTCATCAACTATCGCCCTGCGCTCATCCTGAAGATAGGGCAGACGCGCTTTGATGCACTGATGGGGCAGCACGAATTGCCGAAGTGGGGTCGTGATGATTACATCCGCATCCGTGACGAGTACCGCGCAAAACTCAAAGAACTGAAACAGCAGGAGTCCGCATGACTACCGAAAATTATTACCAGATTGGTTGTGCCGCCCTGTTGGCGTTCGGCTACGCACGGGACTGGTTCGCAACGAGAGAGGGAAAGCTGTGAACAGAGAAAATTACAAAACAGACGTTATCCGCCTCCGCTGGCAGCGCCTGAGAACTTACCGCTTTCGCGGATCGGTTGTGACAGATTACCGCATATTGAGAAATTACATTAAATCAGCAATGAGGATTGCCGGATGAACCTGGAATCATTACCCAAGTACTATTCCCCCAAATCCCCAAAGCTGAATGATGAAGCTCCAGCAACTGGTGGTGATGCACTATCTATTTCCGATGTTATGGCTGCCCAGGGCATGGTGCAGGCTGAGGCACCGTTAGGGTTTAACCTGTTCCTGGCGAAGATGGGCATTCAGGATCCGCAGCCAGCTATCGAAGAGCTGATGAATTACGCGCTGGCGCTCCGCAACCCGGCCTTGAAGAAGCTGAGCGACGAAGCGCGCGCCGAAATGGCTCTTTGCCTGGCCCAGTTCGCTTATAGCGACTATGCCCGCTCAGCGGCCAGCAGCTGCGAGTGCGACCACTGCAACGGGAAGGGGGTGATCCGCATCATGGGCGAAGTTGTTAAACACCCTGGGGTGAAAGGTATTGAAGCGACAGTACGCAGGGAAGAGGTTGAGGAGCTTTGTAAGTACTGCGCCGGGAAGGGCAAGATTAGCACCGCATGCCGCGACTGTTCAGGACGTGGAATCGCAATTGATAAAAAGCGGAGCCTTTTACACGGTGTACCGGTTCAGAAAATATGTGATCGCTGCAATGGCAAAGGCTTCAGTCGACTCCCTACCACGCTGGCGCGCGCCCGGGTGGCTAGCCTGGTACCGGATATGACCGATTACCAGTGGTACAACGGGTACGCTGAAGTGATCAATAAACTCGTAACGAAGTGCTGGCAGGAAGAAACATACGCAGAGCTAAAGTTGAGGGAAGTCACGCGATAGCAACATATTTAGCGAAAATGGCGGCATGATGCTTGCCATTTTCAAAAAATATGGGTAGGATTTTTCCAACGATGGGCATTTTATGTTCACCGTACCATCTTAAACGCTACGCAAGACGTGTAGTTCTTTTTAAGGAACTCGTCATGAATAGTGCAAAACAAACTCCAATAGATACGCGTAAAGCCTTAGCCTTTGACTCCCGATTTCCTTTCCAAGAAATCGTACTGATTCTTGAACGTCTTAAATGCAACGACGATGATCGCCTTTCTTTTGTGAAAATTATTGATACCCGATCCGGTAAGTTTACTTATAGGTCTTGGCCTAATGCTTACTACGATAGTTTTCCTGAGAAAAATAGCGTATTAGCTAATCATTCTCGAATCATGCTTCCTTGGGAGCTGAAGTATTAAGTCTAAGTAATTTATTTATCCAGCGCGTCGAATGTTAATCCCACTTTAAAGAAAAGAAACGATTTACAAGGCCCACTTCGGTGGGCCTTTTTTATTTCCCCTCACTCCTGAGAGGACTCACACACAAGAGGGGGGCGTAATGTCCGATCCTGTTTCCGGCACTACTTTAATTGGTGGCAGCGCGCTGACCGGCGCAAGCATTTATGGACTGCTCACCGGTACTGATTACGGCGTGGTGTTCGGTGCGTTTGCCGGTGCTGTTTTCTATGTGGCCACCGCTGCCGACCTGACGATTTTTCGCCGCTCATCGTATTTCGTCGTGTCGTATTTTGCTGGCGTCTATGGCTCTGGGCTGGTGGGTTCGTGGCTGGCGAGCATAACCGGCTACGCAGACAAGCCACTGGACGCGCTCGGTGCGGTGATTTTGTCTGCCGTGGCAATCAAGACGCTGACGTTTTTCAGTGAACAGGACCCGCTAAAGCTGCTGGCACGCTGGAGAGGGGGAACCAATGGTAATTAACGATCCGCTGGTGGTGACGAACGTGGTGGCCTGCGCCGCAATCGTTCTGCGCCTGATGATGTTCCGTAAGCCTGGCGGGCGACATAACCCGTGGGCCTCATGGCTGGCCTATGTGATTATCCTGGCGTATGCATCGGTGCCGTTCCGGTACCTGTTTGACTCCTACCTGCATACCCACTGGGCAACCGTGACGATAAACCTGATTATCTGCGCCGCTGTGTTTCGTGCGCGGGGTAACGTGGCGCGGCTCTTCTATGTACTGAGGTCTGAATGAAACAATCACAATTTCAGCAGGCGGCTGGTATAAGCGCCGGATTAGCTGCGCGCTGGTTTCCGCACATTGAAGCAGCCATGAAAGAATTCGGTATCACTGCACCGACTGACCAGGCGATGTTTATCGCGCAGACCGGGCATGAATCTGTTGGCTTCACCCGGCTGGTGGAGAGCATGAACTACAGCATTGCAGGCCTCGCCGATTTCGTCCGCGCCGGGCGGCTTACTCAGGACCAGGCTAATGCGCTGGGCCGCCGCTCGTATGAAAAGGCACTGCCACTGGAGCGCCAGCGCGCCATCGCAAATCTGGTTTACAGCAAACGCCTGGGCAATAAAGCGCCTGGCGATGGCTGGAAATATCGCGGTCGCGGCCTGATCCAGATCACCGGGCAGGCAAATTACACCAAATGCGGTACCGCACTGAAACTGGATCTGGTCACCAGCCCGGAGCAACTGGAGCAGGATCGTAATGCGGCGCGTTCGGCGGCATGGTTTTTTGCCACCAGTGGTTGCCTGCTTTACTCCGGCGACCTGGCCCGCGTCACGCAGATTATCAACGGCGGACAAAACGGGCTCGAAGACCGCCGACAGCGTTATAACCGGGCGCGGGCGGCATTGCTATGATCCAGGCGCTAATGAAGAGTTACTGGTTTCCGCTGGTGGTGCTGGTGCTGATTGGCGTGCTGGCAGTTCTGGTCAACCGGTATCGGGATAACGCCATTGAATACAAAAAGCAGCGTGACGAGAAAACACAGGCGTTAAGTCTGGCGAACGCCACCATCAACGACATGCAGGTGCGCCAGCGTGATGTTGCTGCACTCGATGCCAAATACACGAAGGAGTTAGCCGATGCAAAAGCTGAAAATGATGCTCTGCAGCGCAAGCTTGATAATGGTGGCCGGGTGCTCGTCAAGGGCAAATGTCCCGTCCAGGATAACGCCTCCGCCGCCGGCAGCATGGGCGATGCAGGAACCGTCGAACTCTCTGACGTTGCTGGACGAAACGTTCTCGATATCCGATCCGGAATCATCCGCGACCAGAAAGCCCTGAAGTATTTGCAGGACTACATTAACAAGCAGTGTCTGAAATAAAAAGACGCCCCCATTTAGAGGGCGAACCGGAATAGTCTATGGCATGTGCATTTTCGCACTCTTATTTTCTCTATGAACAGGTTGATCGATGGGATTTTTTTCCTGTGCTAAAGGAAGCTTAATTATGGTTGGTATTACCGGGGGAACAAGCGTAAGCGGTGACTTTATGTAAGAACTCTCCTGAGCAGAATTTGTTTTTTAAATAGCTCTTCGCAAAAAAAAGCCCCCGGGTAGGAGGGCGAGTCAGAGTAGATTTCTAACCTGTGCTTTCCGCACGCTTTTTTATGATGTACCAAAGGTTAAGTTTGTTTCCTGGTATGTCAGGAGCTCTGAGTATTAGCGACGTCAGGGTAATAGCAAGCGTAAGCGGGTAGAAAATCATGCCAATGAATGATTATTAGGAAAAATTTAGGGAAATTCTGCACAACATTGTTAGTTGCTCGTCCATGAGCAGCCAGCCGGTCTCTCCACCAGCATTATAAAGATAGGTTAAAGCCTTTCATTAAGTATGGCTTTTTATTGCTATCACAATGGGCAAAGCCATCGTATGGCGCCTAGAGGCTAGAACTACAAATGGCTGAAAATGAAAATAACAGGCCATACCCCCCGAGCCTGTTTGTCGATAATCCGGACTTCAAACCTTACATTCGCATTATCCCGGCTGAAAGCGTCCATGAATGGCTGCACTCACAGATAATCAGCGAAGAGGGTATGTTGCATAACCCTGACCATTTCCATTTGCTGGAAGCTGACATCGTATTCATGTGGGCCTCGAATGCATTCGCGAAGAAGGGACGCACGGTGCTGGGCCAGTGCGAAGAGGTAATGATGCGTGCTGGTGGCTGGCAAAAATCCCGAATGGAACAGCAAATGTATGAATGGTTTGGTCGCATACCAGATTTCATCATCACCCTGGCCGCTGATTACTGCGCTCAGTGTTCCGATTTAGAGTTCTGCGCGCTGGTGGAGCATGAGCTGTACCACATCGCACAGGAACCCGGGGACGTTTGTTGTCATCAATGCCAGCAATCTTTTTGCGCAGGCCTCTGCACCCGTTGGACGCATGTATGTGCTGGATTGCGCGTATCACGAAGGTCTGGGCATTACCGATCAGATCCCGTCCGGTCATTCGGGTGTGGGTAATTACCTGGAAGAAGGGCGCGAATTCGCTGTTCGTGTTGCTGCAGGCGCCTATAAAAAAGACCAGCCAATTACGGTTGTCGCAGGTCAGGCTGCTGCCGTGCCTACCGCTGCGGGTACCTATCAAGTCATCGGCTACTGTCAGGATGACGTCACCACCACGGCGGTTGACTTCATCCGCATCCGCGCGCGCGCTTCCAGCGTGACTGTTGTCTAAGGAGAGCATCAATGTATTTTTCTGCAGAAACACTGGCGGCTAACAGTCGCCTGCGCACGCACTGGAATGAGCTGTGGGCTAACCGTAACATGTGGGATGCCCAGCACCGCGCCATGATGGCGGTAAACCGTAATCTCATGACGCCTGAAATGCTGGCGGCGAATGCCCTGGCTGGTGACGGTCTCGGTCGTGAATTCTGGGCTGAAATCGACCGACAGGTCATCCAGCTGCGCGATCAGGAAATCGGAATGGAAATTGTCAACGACCTGATGGGTGTACAGACGGTATTGCCGATTGGCAAGACTGCCAAGCTGTATAACGTTGTTGGTGACATCGCCGATGATGTGCAGGTTAGTCTGGACGGTCAGCCACCTTTTTCTTTTGACCACACCGAATACGGCAGCGACGGTGACCCGATCCCCGTTTACACCGCAGGTTATGGTGTGAACTGGCGTCTTGCTGCGGGCCTCAATACCGTCGGTATTGACCTGGTGCTGGATTCGCAACTGGCGAAGATGCGCAAGTTCCATAAACGTCGCGTTAAAGGCTATCTCGACGGTAACCCGACCATTCAGGTGCAGAACTATCCGGCCCAGGGCATGCGCAACCATCGTAACACCGCCAAGATTAACCTCGGTTCCGGTGCTGGTGGAGCGAATATCGACCTGACCACGGATTCGCCGGCGCAGCTACTGACATTCTTCGGCCCAACAGGACCGTTTGGCATCACCGCCCGCGCCAACAAAGTCACTGCGTACGATGTGCTGTGGCTGAGCGCTGAAATCATGGCGAATCTGTCGAAGCCGTACACCATTGAAGTTGGCAGCGGCGCGAACGCCGTTATCAGCGGCAATGTTCTGGACGCCATTCGCAAATTTATGCCGGTGAAAGATATCCGCCAGACTTATGCACTAACCGGTAATGAATTCCTGGCGTATGAACGTCGTCAGGATGTGATCACGCCGCTGGTAGGGATGGCGGTCGGGGTGGTTCCGTTGCCTCGTCCGATGCCACAGAGCAACTACAACTTCCAGATTATGTCTGCAGAAGGTTTGCAGATTAAACGCGATGACGATGGCCTGTCCGGCGTTGTCTACGGCGCAAATCTGGCTTAAAGGAGAAATTATGCCGAAGTTTGAAGTCATACGTGGCTGGCATGGCGTTAAGGTTGGGGATGTGCTGGTTCTGGATAAAGTTCATCCAGCGCTGGAATCTCATCTTCGCCTGATGCAGGGGGAAGCGGGCGGTGAACTTACCCCGGCAACACCGGGCGCGGGCACTGATGTGAAATCCCGAAAAGAAATCATTGCTGAACGCCTGAAAGAACTGGGGATCGAGTTCAAAGGCAATCTGGGTGCGGAAAAGCTTTCTGAGCTGCTGCCACCTGGTGAGCTCGAAACCCTGTTCCCTGGAGAATAACCGCCGCGAAAGCGGTTTTTTTATGCCCCGTTCCGGCGGGGCGTCTTATTTCAGGAGTCTGTCATGGTCACACAGGAACAGGCACAGCAGTACCTGACCGGGCAGGGCATCGCTTTACCCGACTTCGTGCTGGCGGCGCTGATTGACCAGGCCAACGGCATTGAAGAATGCCTGGCACTTCATTATCCGGCATCGACAGCGCTGCTTATCCAGCTGTACCTGCTTGCGCTGATGGGGCTCGGGCAGGGTGATAAATACCTTACCAGCCAGACCGCACCTAACGGCGCTTCGCGTTCATTTCGGTATCAGTCGTTTTCTGACCGCTGGAAAGGGGCGCTGAGCCTGCTGCGCGGACTGGACAAACATGGTTGCGCGACGGCACTTATCCCGCCCGATCCGACTGCCGCGCCAGCATTTGCGGGGATTTGGGTCGGTAAGGGTGGCTGTATGTGCAACGGGGGCCGGTAATGGCATGGGTATCGGTGAAACAGCGTCTGCCGGAGCCGTTCCTTAAGGTCTGGGTCATGACAGGCAGCGGCAGGAAGGCTACCGGCTACGTCAAAAGTAACGGTGAATGGTTCATCTTTTGCCGTGAGGTAGCCGCCGGGAACCCAGAAGTGATCAGCTGGGAGGAGTCATGAGCGCGACAGCGAACTGGGTATATACCAACCTCGCGACCATTTACCCGCGCACGTACGATGACTGGAAGGGTATCTGGCTGACCGGCACACCCTATCTTATCGACTGCACTTGGGAGATAAACCAGGAACAGGCGGTTGATGATGCCGGTGCCGAGTTCACCACTAACCTGATTATCTCCACAGAGTTGAAGCACAACGGCGCTGATGTCCGCAAGCCGCTGCGTAATGACTATGTCTCAGTGGGTGATACAACCGCCGAGCCGGACCCGGTAAAAGCGAAAGGTGATGTGATCCGGGCGGTCAGGATGTGGGATATGTCGTTTTTCGGCGAGGAACCCGACTACAAGATTCTGACCTCTGACCGTAATTAGCCCGGTGCCTGATAACTACAGGAGACAACGCTATGCCCGTTAAAGGTATCAAACGTGTTCAGTTAAGCATGGGCAACGTGATTGGAAACATCACCGGGGCAGTGACAGAAAAGGTGATCACCGAAGTCATGATCGTCGGCTCCGGTTACGCGACGCAAATCACCCCGATTCACACCTCCACACTGGTGAACAGCATGTATCGCGAACTGAAGCCAGAGCCGGGCGGAATGACCGGGCGTGTCGGCTATACCGCGAGCTACGCCGCCCGGGTGAATGCGGCCGGTGGCACGTTAAAAGGCAAGCCACGCCCGGACGGCAGCGGTAATTACTGGGATCCGGATGCAGAGCCTGATTTTCTGCGTAAAGGGTTTGAGCGCGACGGCATAGCCGACATCAAAGCCACCATACAACGAGGCTACAAATTATGACGCGAAGCGAGGTTTTTGACGCGTTACGCGCCTGGCTGCAGAGCCACGGTTTTGATACCGGCTACCGCGTACAAAAGCGGTTCTGGGTCGAGGTGGAAGATTCACAAAACGATCGCTATCTCGTTATCCAGCAGCAGGGCGGTGGCGCGGCAGAAGAGGCCATCACCCGCGACTACTTCCGCTTCATCCTGCTGACCGGGCAGAACGACGCCGATGTTGATGCGGTGGAGAACACCGCCGACGCCATCCGCCAGGCCATGCTCGATGACCACCACACCGAATGCATCATCTCAATGCAGCCAGTCGGGGGCGTTCCCGCCTTCCGCACCGAAGAGGGCCGCTGCGCCTTCGAAATTAACTTCCAGACCATTATTTCCCGATAATACGGAGTAACACATATGACTTGTGAATCAGGTGCATTCACGGGGCGCGACGTCGTCGTTTATTTTGCGATTGGTTGCCCGGAGGTTCAGCCCACGCTGAGCCAGTACAAGCGCCTCGGCATGATGCGTGGCAAAACAACCGGCGTTGAGTGGGAAACCGCAGACGCCACCGCTGACCAGAGCGCGGCGTATACCCAGGAAAATCTGGTCACGTATAAAAACGTATCCTTCTCAGGTGATGGCGTAAGCCGCAAGGAAGCCATCTACGGCCAGAAGGAAATGAAACGCCATGTTTATAACCCGCCAGGGGAAACCAGCAACCAGCCTTACGTGTGGCTGAAAATTATCTCGCCGTTCGATATCACAGAAGGCCCGTTCCTGGTAACGAGCTGGCAGGATGAATCACCGCATGATGATGTGGCCACGTGGTCGATTGAAGCCTCCAGCGCCGGGCTGGTGGATGTCCGCGACGTCGGCGCGGTCATTAACATCACCTCCCAGCCGCAGAACCGCACCATCACCACCGGCAGTACGCTGACGCTTACCACAGCGGCGACCGTGACAGATGGTTCAGCGCTGACGTATCAGTGGAAGAAGAACGGCACGGATATCAGCGGCGCCACGTCAGCTACCTACACCAAAGCCAGCGCGGTGGCGGGGGATGCCGGCTCTTACACCTGCCAGGTTTCATCGCCCACCGCCGGTACAGTCACCACGAGCCCGGCAACCGTTGTGGTCAACGCGTCTTAACTGACAGGGGCGAAAGCCCCTTTGAGGTTTTATGCAGGCAATTACCGATATCGGCCAGGCGGAAATACGCGCCGGTGGCCGGAGAATATTCCTCAACCCTTCGTTTCTTGCGATGTCGCGCATTGGCACACCGGAAGAGATTGTCACAGCATTCGTGACGGTACACGGCGGACATTATCCTGAACACCGGATCAGCGATGCTGAAGTGATGCGCAGTATCCAGGCGCGCTGTTTTGCCGACATGGTTGTTACCGCAGCGAAGGTTGTGCAGGCGGCCTGTGATGATGACCTCCGCCAGATGATCGGTGTTTGCTCAGCCACAGCAAAAGGCAAGTTATCGTATCGCCCCGGCCTGTTGCCGGTATCACACATCATCCAGCTGGCGCGCCATCTTATTCGCCATGGGGTTGTGGGCGACCAGCCGCAGGAAGCCGCCAGCAAAGGTGAAGGCGAATACTCGGGGAAATTCGATGCCCGGTCTTTCGTTTATCTGGCTGTGGCACACCTGGGCATGAGTGAATCCGATGCCTGGAACATGACCATGACCAGCTTCAGGGCGGCAATGAGCGCTAAATATCCGCCGAAGGAAGCCGCGAAAATCCCGACAGAGCAGCATTACGATGAGGCTATGGACTGGGCAGAGAAGATGTTCGCACTCGATGCACAGCGGAACGGGCTGCACTGACCGCTGTTACTGAGATCAAAAAATCATTCCTGCCCGTTGCTCTGACGTCCTCCGCTGTTAGCATTAGAGACTACCTTTTGATGATGGGGATAAGGACGTGAAGAAATTTTTGTTTGCGGGTGTGCTCTCTCTCTTTCTACTGGGATGTGCTCAAGAACGTCCTTTGGCGTCATATGACGATATAGGGCTTTGTACGCTCAAAGGGCAGGCACTGGGCTACGGAAATACTGAAATTATGCCGAGAATACAATCGGAGTTTGCTCGCCGCGGCGAGCTTAATATAAGTAAAGCAGACTGCGATACCTATATTCAAACAGGTCAGCAGGATGCACGAGTAAAAATGAAAACCAGTGACAGCATAATTCAGCAATCACAACAATCTATGACTACGAACGCTATACAAAATCTTTGAAGTGTTTAACAGAAAGCCTCATTCAAGCCCGCTTAAAAGCGGGTTTTTTATTACCTGGAGAAAATGAAAATGTCCGAAAACGTTGGTGAGATTGTTTATATCATCCGCGCTGATACTGCACAGCTTCTTACTGCCGGTCGCAATGTCGTCGATATGACGAATGATCTCCAGAGTAATTTTGATGATACCGATGAATCAGCGGATAACCTGAATACGACATTGTCGAAACTCGCAGCAACGATCAAGTTAATCTTCGCCGCTGGGGCGTTGCGTGAGATGGCAAAAATGGTGCAGAGCTATCAGGAGATGGCCGAGCGCGTTCAGATGGCGACATCAAGTCAGGCTGAATTTGAAAGCGTTCAGAGGCGCTTACTTAATACAGCTAACGGGACTTATCGATCTTTAGCAGAGGCCCAGGAGCTTTATATTCGAAGCGCCGACGGTCTGCGCAGCATGGGATACGCAACCGATCAGGCAATTGATGTTCAGGACTCAATGTCTTATGCGTTCGTTAAGAACGCCGCTAGTGCTGACCGAGCCGAGTCAGCTATCAGTGCTTTCACTAAGGCAATAAATACCGGGAAGGTTTCATCTGACCAGTGGGAATCTATCACAACCGCTATCCCTACAGTAATCAACGACATTGCGAACGCCAGCGGGAAAACGGCAGGGGAAATACGTGCGCTGGGTGCAGCAGGCAAACTGACAGCTTCAGACCTTAGTGAAGGGTTGCGGCAATCTCTTGACGACAACACCGCAGCGGCAGCTGGAATGTCTAACAACCTCACCGATGCTGGCGTGAGGATGAAAACGGCATTTACTGAGGTACTGGTCGCAATCGAAGGTCAGACCGGCGCGTTACAAACCTTTACTAACGGATTAATCACTGCCGCCGACAAAATCCTTGAGTTCGGGCGAGACTCCGAAGAAATGGCTGGCTTTATTGATACAGCAACCATCGCCGCAAAGGCTTTCGCGCTTGTGCTGGCTGGACGATATGCTGGTGCCTTAAAAGCGGGTATAGCCGGTAAAGTTCAGAATATCGTCGCAAACCGCCAGATGATTACCGCTGAAAACCAGGCTGCTCAGGCGGCTCTCTTCTCAGCAAATGCCACGCAGCGCAGATCGCTCGCTGATAAAGAGGCCGCGGTTTCTGCGCTAAACCTCGCCCAGGCTGAATATAATGTCGCAAGAGGTAGCGCGGCGGAAATGCTGGCGCTTGATAACCTCATCGCTGCAAAAACAAGGGCAACCGCAGCATCTATCGCATTGGCTGAGGCGGAGACGGCTCAGGCGGCAGCTACTGCGCGAGCCTCAGCTGCGGCAAGCGCTGCATCTGTTGGCGTTGGGCTAATGCGTGGGGCGCTCTCTCTTTTTGGCGGGCCAACTGGTGTCGCGATGATCGCGGCAGGAGCATTGCTTTACTGGTGGCAAAGCGCGAAGCAGGCTAAGGAGGAAGCGATCGCTTTCGCTGATGGTCTGGATAAACTCAATGGCTCAATGAAGTCCATGAGCAATACCCAGCTACGCGGTGCGATAGCCGATGCAAATATAGCTTTAAAAGGACAGCAAGAAGCAGTATCTGATCTGACGGGTGAAATAAAAGATCTCACTGCCAAGCGTGATGATTACATTGCAAAAGGAAAGCAATTTGGCACAACTGCGGAACAAGGTAACGGGCTACTACAAAACGCCGCTAAGCTGACTGACCAGATCAACCAGAAGGAACGCGATCGTGCGGAAATCCAAGAGAAACTAACCCGCACCACTCAATCGCGTAATGACATGGAGTCCACGCTTAATAACAACATGCTCACCTCTATGGGTATTCATCAACAGCTAATTGAAAAAGGAACCATCCTTGAACAAGTTCAGGGGGCTGTAGCCAGAGCATTTGGAAATACCGCCGACGAAATAAATCGTGCCAATCAGGCGGGACAAAACTTCAATCCCAGGTCTTTGCAAATATCGCCACCGACAGAAGATGGTGATAAGTACATTCTCAGCTTGGAAGAGGAAAACCGACTACTTAAAATCAAGGATGAGCGCGTCAGGGCAATTACCAGAGCTGAAATAGAGCAATCAAAGAAGACCAATAACAGTAATCAGATAGAAGCTTCGAAGCGACTGGCCGGAGAAAACTACGACCTGAAACAGGCTGAAGAAGCCAGACGTAAGGCGCAGCAACAAAGCGAACAGCAAGGCAAGAGTGCAGCCTCTCAGATGGAGGCCAACAATCAAAGAATTGCTGATTATAAACAGCGTGCTGAAACGGCTTCGGCAGCAACCAGTGACCTTACCCGTGAGATGGCAATGCTTAAGGCAGAGCAATCTCTGAATAAAAGCGCTACTTCCGAGCAGGTTGCTGAGATAAGAAAATATGCCGCCGCAGAATGGGATGCAGCTAACGCTGTTAAACAGCGACAGCAGGCTGAGCAGGGGAGGAAATTCGCTGAGCAGGAAATCGCAGCCGCAAAAGTAATGCCTGATGCCGTTACAGGTGCAGCATTAGATCCGGTTGCGCAAATCAACCTGCAAGAGCAACAAAAGCTGGAAGCGCTCGCTAAATACAGAGCAATCGATGTTCAAAATGTTCAAATTTATGAAGATGCTAAAACCGCAATTCAGGAACAAGCATCTAATGCACGACGGAAGATTGCTATCGAGGAAGCCAATGCTCAGGCTGCTGCGATAGGCGCGATATTAGGCTCAGCTTCCCAGGGTTTCGAAAGCCTTTCTGCCATGATCCAAAACGCATCCGGGAGGAGTAGCAGTTCTTACATCGCTATGTTTGCTGCGGCAAAAGCATTTGCCGTTGCACAGTCAACGTTAAGCCTAAACACCGCAATTATGCAGGCCATGGCAGATCCAACAGCACTTACCCCTGCGCAAAAACTTGCGAACTATGCAGCCATCGCTTCGGCTGGAGCCTCACTTCTCTCCAATATCGCTAGCACGACCATGAGCGGTGGTCGCCGTTACGGTGGCGGGGTATCAGCGGGCAACGCCTACCGCATTAACGAGGATGGGCGCTCTGAGGTCTTCCAGACAGCTGGTGGCCAGCAGATGTTTATCCCCAATAAGTCGGGGAAAGTTGTCTCTGCTGATAATGCTGGTGGCGGAAGTAACGTAACTGTGCAGCAGGTTAACCATTACCATTTCGAGGGCAGCCCGGACAGCCCGGCAACGTTTAAACAGTTCGATAAAATTGCTTATAACGCTGCCTTGCGCGCCATTAGTAATGAGCAGCGGCCCAACGGGCTTCTCCGTAAAGGAAAATAATGGTGAAGCTCCACCTCCATAAATCCATTATTTCTGCCCCAGCCCCATATTAACGGTCTGACGGATATACTCTTGCATTCCACTCATATAGTCCATCAACTCAGGGGTTGCCCCTTCATCTGGAACATCAATTGGTCTAAATTTTGACATTTGAGCAAGTTTCTGTTTTTGCTCATCGTTTAATACAGAAATGATGTAGGAAAGCAGACTATTAAGGGCCATTACTTCTAATTCCGTTGGTAATTTCCTTTCCATAAGAACCTCTCGAAAGATGCCAGCTAAATTGCAGACAATTTATACATTGATGCACATTTAAAAATTTGTAAACCTGGAGAAATCTATGCCAGAAATCTTCATCTGGAAACCTCAGCGAGGCTACAGCGCCGAACGCACACCAAACGTGGCCGTCGTGAAACTCGGCGATGGCTATGAGCAACGCCAGAAAAAAGGCATTAACCCGCTGATGTCAAAATACTCGCTGACATTTCGAGGCGTTAACGGGCCGTGCCGTGTGAACCCGGCGAAACAGGCCGAGGCGTTTCTGACAGCACGCATGGCGGTGGAGTCTTTCTACTGGACACCATCGGATACGGGGGTGCAGGCGCTGTTTGTCTGCCGCTCATGGAGCATGACAAAAACCGGGCCGTTATATGAACTGACGGCCACATTTGAACAGGTACCACGATAAAGCCGAAAGGCGGGAGAGTATTATGTCTTTGGATAACAAAGTTGAATTGCTGAATACCGAAATTAAAGAACTGCGCCGGATTATTGCTGAAACAGAAAAGGCATTTGCTAATTTTCAGGAAGAGGTTAATGCCCGGTTTAGAGCGGCCCAGGAACAGACCGCAGATAATATAACATTTCATTTAAGGGAAAATGGGGTCGCTACTTTTTCGGTGGGGTAATGTTAACAAACTGATCGAATGTTTTCGCTGCATCAGGTAGTCCCCATGCTTTAAGCTCATTAATGACTTGCTGTCTTGAGTCTGGCGGTAATTTCATTAGCATGAAACCAATTACTAGCTTCAATTCTCCTATCTCTTTATTTAGGCCAACTAAATCTTTCGCATCGCTTTTGATATCTAACTGCATATTATTTTGCATATCATTTCCTTAGTCAGAGGTAATCAGCCATCCCTCTTCCCAGAGTGCGTCAGCGTCCCACCGCTGACGAGCTGAACCCACAACATAACCAGGGATAGGGATATATCCCATCCTGATATTCGAACAGTAGCCACCTCCTGGTGGCTTTTTTATGGGAGATTTTCGTGCGCGACATTCCACCAGAGCTAATTATCGAAAGCGTTGATGCCGGAGTCGGCTCTTTTATCGATCTCTTTGATCTCGACCTCCGGCCGTACGGCGGCGATGTTGTGCGATTCCACTCCGGTACCAACGGTTTTTACAATAACGTCATCTGGCGCGGTAACGCCTATCCCGCTTATCCCATCGCTGTCGAAGGCTTCGAGAGCCGGAATGAAGGTACCTATGCGCGCCCGGTTATGGCTGTCGCGAACGTCACGGGTATGATTTTTGGGATGAACCATGATTTCGACGATCTGCTGGGTGTGGTGGTCACGCGCCGCCAGGTGCCGGTGAAGTATCTTGATGCGGTTAACTTCCCCAATGGTAATCCGGATGCAGATCCTACTGTGGAGGCAGTGTCCCGTTACGTTGTCGAGGAGATGACAGAGGAAACCTCAGAACAGGTGACTTATTCCCTCGCAACGCCGGTGGACTGCGACAACGCTATTATTCCGGCGCGGACTATCCTGGCGGATGTCTGCCAGTGGGTGTATCGCGGTACCGGCTGCAATTACGACGGACCGCCGGTCGCCGATGAACGGGACAACCCGACCAGCAACCCTGCGCTGGACAAATGTTCTCACCGCCGTACAGGTTGTCGCTTCCGGTACCCGCGACCGTACCCCATGCCAATCAGCAGTTTCCCTGGTTCACAGAAGGTTTCCTGATGCAGGAATTACTCGAGTATGCGGCCTCGTCGCAGGATGAAGTGTGCGCACTGATAATCAACGATACACGCCTTTACCCGTGCCGGAATATACATCCCAATCCGGCTCACCATTTCCGCATCAGCGATGAAGACTGGCTGGCAGCGGAAGATGCGGGGGAAGTCACTGCGGTATTTCACTCACATCCGCAGGCGGTACCGGTGCTGTCAGGTGCTGATCGTGCTATGCAGGTTATGACAGGCCTGCCCTGGTGGCTGGCGTGTAACGGCGAGCTGCGAAAGTTCCGCCCGGTAGCGCACCTGCTGGGCCGGAGGTTCGAGCATGGGGTGACGGACTGCTACACGCTGTTTCGCGATGCGTATCACCTGTGTGGCATTGACCTGCCGGATTTCGCCCGGACAGAAGGCTGGTGGCTGCGCGGAGAGAATCTCTATCTCAGAAACATGGCGGCCAACGGTTTTCATCAGGTTTCTGCAAGCGAGGCCGTACCTGGCGATGTGATTATCCGCCAGCCGTTTCCGGGGGCCGACCCGTGCCATGCGATGATCCTTCTGGACGATAACATGGTGCTTCACCACGACCACGCAGGGCACCTCAGCAGGCGTGAACCCTTCCGCATGGCTTACATGAAACAAACCCATTCCATCTGGAGGCATCACCGGTGCTCATCTTTAGATTTGCGGGGCATTTCCGCAGACATTTCCGCCAGGTCACATTAAACGTCGACACCCCCGCCCAGGGGCTGAGATTACTGCTGGCCCAGTGTCCGGAATTCAAAAAAGACTTTCTGAAATCGCGGGTGCGCGTCCGGATTGCCGGCGAAGACGTTGCCGCAGACGCGATGCGCTGGCACCTGGACAGGCGTCTGTCTAATGGTTCCAGTGTACTTTTCGTGCCGGTGGTTGAAGGGGCGATTACCGCAGCCGCCGCCGCGTGGATCGCAGTGGCGGTAAGTGTCGCCTCCATTGCCTACAGCGTATACATGTCCCGCAACATGAAAACCAAAACCTCAGCCGAGGCGGCGGAAAACAACACCATCACAAACAACTCTTTTACCAGTGCGGAGAACCGCGCCGGACAGGGGCGTCCAGTGCCAATCCTGCTGGGCGAGATGGTGTGTGGCTCTAACGTTATTTCCCTCGGTATCGACACGACAAATAACCAGGACTGGACAGAATCAATAAGTTAAGGTGGCATTATGTCTTCAGGCGGCGGCAAGGCCAGCACTCCCAGACTTCTCGACGATAACCTCAAATCAAAACAGTTTTACCGTGTGCTGGATCTGATCAGTGAAGGCCCGATTTACGGACCGGTTGACCAGTCACACCTTTCTTCGTTCATGCTGAATAAAACTCCCATCACGGATCCTGCCGGTAACGTCAGCGTGAACGGCGTGAGCGTGGCCTGGCGACCCGGCTCGGAATTCCAGAACCCCATCAACGGTTTTTCCGCCATCGAGGCGACCAGCATCGTTAATACCGAGGTGACTTTCAACACGCCACTGGTTCGCACAGTAACCGATCAGGACGTCACGCGTGTACGGCTGAATATCGGTGTGACGGGACTGGTCGAGCAGGATACAAAAGGGAACCAGAAGGAAACCTCTGTAACGATGGTGATCGAAACCCGCGTTGCCGGCGGGGCGTTCATTCAGCAAAAAGTGGTTACTATCACCGGGAAAATATCTGGCGAATATCTGGAGGCGCACGTCATCGAGGCACCAGCAACGAAACCTTTCGATATCCGGGTTCGCCGTATCACACCGGACAGCAACGGCGACCTGCTGTCCAACGGTACTATCTGGAACAGCTACAGCCAGATTACTGACGACAACCTGAACTACCCGTTTTCGGCTATTGCCGGTGCAGTGATTGACCGTGACCAGTACAGGGACACCCCGGCCCGTACCTATCACCTGCGCGGGCTGATTGTTGATGTGCCGGATAACTACGACCCGATTGCGCGTACGTATACCGGATTGTGGCTGGGGGGATTTAAGAAAGCATGGACGAATAATCCGGCCTGGCTCTTTCGCGAGCTGGTGAAAAATACGCGCTTTGGCCTGGCCCGGCGCGCGGGTTATATCGATGTCGACGACGGCGCGCTTTATATCCTGTCACAGTACTGCGATCAGCTGGTAAACGACGGGTATGGCGGGAAAGAGCCCCGCATGACGCTGAACGCCTATATTACCGAGCAGGCCAGCGCCCGCGATATCCTGGATAAAATCGCCGGGATGTTCCGGGGCATTGCCCTCTGGGATGGCCTGCGCCTTACGGTCATGCTGGACACGCCTCAGGATCCGGTTGCCGCCATTACCAATGCGAATGTTGTCGACGGGAAATTCAGCCGCAGCTCGGTTAAACGGGCCGAAAAATACAACGCAGTGGTGGTGTCCTGGACTGACCCGGATAACGGCTGGGAGCAGGTGAAGGAATATGTTTCTGACGATGCCATGATCGCGCGCAGTGGAACCTACAACGAAACAACGCTTGAGGCGTTCGGCTGCACTTCACGCGGGCAGGCCTGGCGCGCCGGTAAATGGCTGCTGGAAACCGCAAAACGGGAGAGCAGCCGGTTAACTTTCCAGATGGCCCGGGATGCAGTCGCCTTCACACCGGGTGACGTCGTTGAAATCATGGATAACGACTACGCCGGGACACGTCTGGGTGGGCGTATTGTCTCGCACTCCGGCGCGAATATTACCGTAGATGCGGACGTCTCCGGTCTGGTTTCGCCAGGCGACAACATGTCGCTTATGGGCAGCAATGGAAAGTTTGTGAAATACCCCATTGTCAGCGTATCCGGGCGCGTCATTACTTTGCGCAGCGCTCCCGCCTGGGTGCGTGACGGGACTGTTTTTGCTATTTCAGTCAGTGAACTGTCCGTTCGTCTTTTCCGTATCCTGAGTATTTCTGAAACAGAAAATAACTCGGTTTACAGCATTACGGCGGGACAGAACGACCCGAACAAACAGGCCATTGTGGATGAGGGCGCTGTTTTTGAAATGCCCACCGACACCCTGAATGGCTACCGGGTACCGAATATCGAGAACCTTCGCATTCTGAACACCAACAGCGAAACCGTGCAGGTGACGGCGACATGGGAAACCGCCACCACCACCAAAAAGCTGGTGTTCGAACTGTATGTCTATAACGAAAGCGGGGCGGTTGTTGCACAGTATGAAACCGACCAGTTTCGCTATGACTTTTACGGGCTCAGTGCCGGGAATTACATGCTCGGTGTACGTGGCCGCAACGAGAACGGCATGAAGGGTGCCGAAACACAGGTGAACCTGATTATCGGTGCGCCACTGGCACCGTCATCCGTTATCTGGACGCCTGGTCTTTTCTCAGCAGATATCGTCCCGGTTATGCGTGTGACTGCCACCTCAGACACCACCTTTGAATTCTGGTACAGCGGTGAAAATCGTGTTCTTAACCCGGCGCTTATTGAAGACCAGACGCAGTTCCTCGGGCGATCAAGCCAGTGGAATCTTCACGGACTGAAAGCGGATACCACGTATTACATGTACGTGCGGACGCGTAACGCGTTCGGCGTGTCGGGTTTTGTTGAGGCATCAGGCAAGGCGTCGTCAGATATCCCTGGCATGATCGATTACATCGATGAAGCGGTGCGCGATTCAGAGGCATTTAAGAACGTGCAGGCCGGGATAGATTTCAGTCTGGAAGCGACAATGCAGAACACGCTGGCCCAGGTGGAAGGGGCGCAGATCCAGTATGAACAGGTGGGACTGGCGCGTGCTGAAATCTCGCAGGCCAGGATTACCATTGCGGATAACGAACGGGCTTTCGCGCAGTACCAGGAGCTTGTGGCCGTTCAGTTTGGTGATGCTGCTGCAGAAATCAGTGAGGTTAAAACCGCGCAGGCTAACGCCGACGAGGCGTTCGCTGAATATCGGCTTTCAGTGGCGGCCGACTTTAACGGTGTTAAAAGCAGCATTACCACCATTCAGGAAGCGCAGTCTTCAGCCGAACAGGCCTTTGCACAATACCAGACGCAGGTAGCAACCCAGCTCGGAAACCAGCAGGCAGCCATTAACCAGAAGCTCACTTCTGTTATTACCGATAACGGTACCGCAAAAGTTTCATACACCCTGAATCTTGGCGTGCGGCGTGGCGAGCAGCTCTATAACACGGGCTTCGGAATGTCACTCGAGCCAAACGGCAGTGGAGGGTATAAATCGACTGCTGTTTTTGCTGCTGACCAGTTCGGTATTTATTCCGGCAGCGATCCGGGGAGTTATGAAGCCGCATTTTTTGTCTTCAACGGCCAGGTATTTTTGCGATCGGCGTTTATCCAGAATGCCAGCATCGATAACGCCAAAATTGGCCAGTACATCCAGTCCAACACATGGGATGGCACCGGTAATGTGGGCTGGCACGTTAACAAAAACGGGTTTGCGTGGTTCGCCGGTGTAACCGTCAGGGGAACCGTTTATGCCGAATCAGGCTCCTTCAGGGGCACGGTTTATGCGACTGATGGTGAGTTCAGAGGCACTGTGTACGCCAGCGGTGGCAAATTTACAGGGACGGTGGAAGCCAGCAGCTTTATCGGCGACGTGGCCAACGGCATGGTATTTGATGATGCGCCGAACGGTTATGTTCGGTCCTTCCGGTATGTTGACAGCGCAACATTCAACCTCGCAAAACAGGTGGTTGTAATGATGAACGTCAGGGTTCAGGGAGCCAACAGCGGCTCTGTCGGGGCGATTGCCACCATAACGATAAATGGTGTCTCAAGGTCGTTTAACTTTAACACCCCTGGTTCCGGGGTGTTTTCGGCAACGGTCATGCACAGCGTGCGCACCTCCGAACGCTTAATCAACGTGTCATGCGTTGTGAACGCAGATCAGCAACTGCCGGGCGCGGGCGCGTCGATATCCTCACCTACCATGCTCATCCTGCGCGGCTCCGGCTCATTCGCGCAAATCACGTAAACCAACCCGCTCCGGCGGGTTTTTTATTGCCTGTTATCAGGAGACATTATGTCCGCAGGAACTCTCAAACTGACCAACAATTCCACGGCGGTTGTTGGTACCGGTACGTTATTCACCACGGATTTAAAACAGGGCGATTTTATCACCGCGACCATCGGTGGCGTGTTGTACACCCTGCCGGTTGATAGCGTCACCAGTAACACGGCCGCCACGCTTGTCAGTCCGTTCACCGGCCCGACAACCACCGGCGCGGCGTGGGCAGCAGTACCACGTAAAACAATGAACCAGGTTCCTGCCGAACTGGTCGCACAGTCGACCGAGGCGCTGCGCGGACTGCTGGCTGAGAAGGGCGTCTGGACAAATTTTTACACGGCACCGGGCGACATCTCTGTCCAGCTGAGTCAGGCAATGCCGGCAGTCACCGGACCGGGCTGGCAGAAAATGGCCGGACTGGTCGGTTCATCACAGCAGGTCCGTGGCGCGCTGCCAGCAGCAGCTAATCTGAACAGCTATGGACCGACAGCGACGCTTGCCGGGATATGGATGCAGGGCACATCGAATAATGCGCAGCCAGCCAGCAATTTCCCGGAACCGAATGCTGTGGGTTTCCTGGAAGTGTTCGCAGGCGGGCAATGGGGAGGCACCCAGCGGTATACAGTCCGAAACGGCAACGTTTATGTCCGCTCTCTCACTGCATCATGGAACGGGGTGGACGGGCCATGGGGTGACTGGAGCCTCGTCGGTGTGAATTCGCGCCCCGGATATTATGAGGGTGATTTAAATGCCCTGGTTACCCCCGGCACCTGGTCCATTACTGGTGTCGCTACAAACGGCCCTGTGGCATCCGGGCTGACAGGTATCTGTGAAGTGCTGTTGCGGAGCAGCGCTAATTCAGTGGTGCAGAGATTTACCGCCATCGTATCGGGTGCTGCGTTTATCAACCGCACCTGGCAGCGGACGCTATCCGGGACCACCTGGTCTTCCTGGGAGCAGCAAGGGGCAAAGGTACTGAATGATTTGGGCCTTGGCGTATCGAGCATGTCATCCGTATCCGGTATGGACTGGAACCAGTTTGATTTTGTCAGTGGTCAGGAGTTCTCAGTTGCTGCCAGCAACATGACTAATACCCCGCCAGGAGTCGATACCACAGGATGGGGCTCGACGCCTGTATGTTTCAATGTAATCGGTGTTGACGGATCTATTGTCACGGCCGAATGCTGGTTATCGCATGTCACCAATAGCCTTTTCAGGCGGTATCAGGTTCGAATTTCAGGCAGTAAGGGTTCACGAATTTTTGCTGTACGCCAGATTTGGACAAGTGCCGACGTTATCCCGGTTGCGAATGGCGGAACAGGGGCCACCACTCCGGCCGGCGGGCGTTCCGCTCTGCAACTCGGCGACTCCGCGACTAAAAACGTTGGCACTACCGCTGGCACCGTTGCAGCGGGGGACGATTACCGCATTAAAGATGCAGCATCCGTCAAAGGGGCTGCCTTTACAGGCGTTATCGATTTTCTCAACTACACGAACTCCGGAGACGCGGGAGAGGCCATCATCCTTCGCGCAGCGCACGGTGTCTCAAATCCGGGTGAGTTTTACAACAATTTCTGGAAGGCATTTGCGCCCGACGGGTCGTACAGCCGGATGCAGCATTACACGACCTCGTATCACAGCATACGCATGGTTGTTGTGGGCGTGACCGGCGGGACTGGAGTTTTCACGTTCGGCCAGACGGGTACGGCGATTGCGTCAAACGCCTGGGTCAACTCCGGTTCAGATGAGCGCATTAAGGAAGACATCAGGCCTGTCGAAAATCCCCGCGATATCCTGATGAATGTCCGGGCGGCCACATGGAAGTTTAAGCACAGGGGGGCTGAAGGTCGTTTCGGTATCGGGGTTATTGCCAACGATATCGCAAAATATTTCCCGAACGCCGTGTTTAACACTGGCTCCCGCGAGCTTGATGACGGAACAGTGATTGATGATGTACTGGCGGTTGAGGCAGGCGATTCCGGTGCCATGGTGGCAGTGCATCATGCCGTACTGCAGTCGCTGGTGGAGGAAAATCGTTCACAACAGCTCGAAATTGAAGCACTTAAATCAGACATGGAAGAGCTGAAGAAAATGGTGGAGGGGCTTATTGATAAGTGAGTCTTATGGTCAGAGCACTCCTGACCTGCCCCCAGAATTAGATACAACCTTCAGTTAGTAATGTCGGTTGGTTTATCTGAAATCTCAGCCGACTCTGTCCAGCCGCATTAAGGTCAGCATGCATATCTGCTATTAATTTCCCTTTGTGAGCTCGATCTTTTATCTGATGGGCTTGGTAAATACTTGTAAGCGAAGAGACGATAATTATCGTGATGAGAATAGAAAAACCACCGAACAATTTTGCCGCGATGGGAAGGTTTTTAAATGATGGAATAGGTAGTTTCATGGCGGTGATTCCTGATGTGAAGATGTGTTTGGCGATAAATGCAGTATTTTATGGATGTCATTTTTATTGTTTAATGCACCTGCAATTTAACTCCTTATGAGTAGATGCAGGCATTTTTTAAACTTAAGTGATATTTTTTTCTCAATTTTGGATGATGCGTTTTTTTTCAAGGCAAGCTTGCATGAGAATTTATCTTAAAAACAAATCAATTTTATAAGTGATGTAAAGCAAATCACATATATTGGCTGGTTATAAGCGCAGGTGGTTTTTATTTGGTTATTATTAAATTAAGTTTTCAAAAAAAGTAGAAGCGAATATATTTAATTGATCTACTTATGAGTTGTGGTTAATTTGTTGATATACAATTAATTTTTATCTGAGTTTTTTTTGTAATCGGTTCCATATTTATGTCATCTATTGTTCTATGATTAGGGAGTCCGATCAGATAAATGATTTAACTTACTGTCATTACAGTTTGCAATATTATCTATTTGCAGGTAATCATTAGCAAGCTATCCAAACAGAGAAGTTTTCCTTAAAGTGTTAAAAAATTATAGTGACAAATTCTTTAAAATCTATGAGAAACTTACCAACTAAACTTTTTATCCACGTTTTTCATAGGTTATTTGTCTGTCATTGCTAGCCATTTCGGCATAAGATAATTAGATTGCTTGTTGCGTGACGTTTATGCTTGGACGAAGAGATGCATGTCAACATTTACGGCTAGTAGGGTAAAGACCTTTTACCCGGTTATAAATGCATCAGCTTTAAATTTTTTTGAACGGGGTATCAAAACTTACCTCCTTCAATGTTGCGCTGACTTGATTAACTATTAATTTCTGCTGCAGTTTGCCGATAACCACGAGTAAGGTAAGAAAAGATCATTACAGTAAAGAAGGCGAATGATGAGCATAACGACACTTAACCTGGGCGTTACTGATACGGAGCAAACCAAGCTCCTGATAAATAAAACGTTTACCTATATAGCAACGTTGCTGATAGGTATTTTCATTATCGTAATCATTTCTTTACTGGCCATAAAGAATAACGTTAATACCATCAATGATAAGCATGATGAATTTTTATTAAGGAAAGCACTGGACACTCTGCAGATCGACTTGCGTAGTCAATTGAAAGAATATGCAAACTGGGGAGATGCTTATGAACACCTTCTCATAAAAAATGATTATTCATGGGCGTGGGACAAACAGAACCTGGGAAAATCGCTTTATAATAATTTTGGCTATGAAGGCGTTTTTGTTCTCTCACCGGAAGGTGCTACGCAATACAGCGTTATCGACGGAAAACGTCAACAGCGAGATCTGGAAAGTTGGCTGGGCAAATCGGTCAAGACCGATTTACTTCGGGAAGTGAATAAAAACAACGGAATACCGGTTTCGATGCTGACGCTTATCGATTCGGTTCCGGCAATAGTTTCTGCTGCATGGATTACAACGGGCAGCGATGAGAGTGTCGCTACTTTGCCGGGTAAGCCATCATCCATGGTCTTTGTTGAAATGCTCACGCCTAAAAAACTATTTTTACTTGGTGGTGAATACGGCATCAAAAATGTTAGCGCCTTGCCTTATAAAGGTACTTCTCAGACAGATAACCAGACTGCATTTACCTTAAGCGTTAAAAATGGCGTGGTGAGAATTAGCTGGGACAGTGAAAACCCGGGCCAGTCGTTGATCATTTATTTCCTGCCATTACTGATCATAGCTGCTCTACTGACGGTTATTTTGACGGTTATTTTGATGCGCCATATTATGCATAAGGCGAGGATTAATGACGAAAATAGTTTTCTGCTGGAACAGGCACGGCTCAAGCTTATCACCAGCGAAAAGCGTTTCAGGGATGTCAGCGAAACCACCAGCGACTGGCTGTGGGAAACCGATTTAAACTTAAAAATACTCTGGTTATCGG